TTCAAGGTGTATGCCCGTGGTACCAACACTGACACTGGCGTGTCTGGTGGTGTGTATCTGGCTGATGCTGATTACAACGCTGGTCTCAAGGGTTACCTTGTGGTTGAAGTGTGCTACATCCAGCCTGACGACGCTCCTGGCTACGAAGATATCGAAGAGTATATCCTCGGCCGCACTGTTAGCTGATTAGGTTAAACTAGGACCAGAAATTAAAACATCTGGTCCTTATGCTTTACCAGCATCGCAAAACAGGCGCTCGCGTTAAAGTTGTAAGTGAATGGGATAACGGCGATTGGTTCATGGTCGAAGACCAAGACGGTCGCCTTTATACCGCTTACAAAACTGAACTTACCCCTGATGAAGTCGCAACCAAAAAAGTTGCAACTCTTCAAGTTAAGGATAAGGCCGCTAAAGAAGAGCCTCGTACATTTCCACCCGAAACGCGTTTAAACATTAATAGCGCTACCCCTCAGATGATCGCTGATCATATTAAGGGTATCGGTCTTAAGACAGCTCGGGAGATTAAAGATCTTCAGATGTCCTTATCGGGTGAAAAGTTTAATAGCCTTGAGCAATTAAAACAAATTAAGAGGGTTGATTGGGAGGCTGTTCTTTCAGCCGACTTAATCCGGGTTTAGTTTCTAGACATGATTAAGCCCCTGGGAGACCAGGGGTTTTTTCGTTTTACAATAAAAAGAAAAAGATAATGGCTGGCATTCAGTACTTTGGGCAAGTTGGATCAACTGGTGTATCAACCGGTCCACATAAACACGTTTATGTAAAGGATCTAGCCACTGGTCAATACCTGGATCCAGCAACCATTCGTACACCTTTACTTGGTTTGCGTATTGGTGAGAAAAAGATTCCCGCATTAATTAAAACAAAAGAAGGCAAGATTGAGTTCAATCCAGCCGCTGGAATTACCCTGACCTCTCGTTATGGTCCACGGAGTTCTCCCACAGCTGGAGCAAGTTCTTTCCACCGAGGAGAAGATTGGGCGCTGCCAGAGGGTACTCCTATTTATTATGAGGGTGGCGGTAAGTTTATTCCAAAAGCAAATCAAGGCGGCTATGGCAATCTCGCAACGCTGGTAACCGGTGATAATAAATATGAGATTGGCCTAGGGCACATGAAGACTCTTGGCGGTGCTTCTGAATTGCCACCAACGACGCTTCCTGTAGATGCATCTGCCCCTGCAGCTGGAGATGATCTAAATACATTAATGTCTCTTTTACAATTAACTAAACCGAGACAAAAAACACTTCAAGAATCAATTCTGGAAGAATCTTTAGGTGAATTAATGAGCCCAAAACCAAGCTTTGCTCAGCAGTTTTTGATGGAATACATGAACGCGCCACTACCCAGTGTCGCTTGAATTGACTACTTTATAATTAAACTATAACGAAAGGTAGACGTGCAGTTATCTGACTTCGACAAAAGTAGAGTTAGGTATCACCTGGGCTACTTTACCGTGTCTGTTCCAGCGGGTGATTACGCTCGTTTGGAAGAAGCGATGAATACCATCCCGGATTCATACTTCTACGACAAGGTTGTTATTCAACTTGGCCGTTGTGATACGGCTGAGAAGAAAACAGAAGTTGCATCGACACCTTCTACGCGAGTTGAAAGCATCCTCGGTGACGTGGATCGTACAATTCGCTCCAGTAATGCCAAGGAGGCATTAAAGGTTTGGGATGAGATTTATCTCTACGAAACCAATCGTCTCGCCGGCATCCTGTACGTTCCTAACTACAAAGATCCTTTCCAGGCTCGTTACCGTTATGAACGCTCAGGTGCAGAATTCATTCAAGCTTTACCTGGCCCTGCTGACACTGCAGTGGGCTCTCGTCTTTATTTACATGAGGTTTGGAGGTAATCATGCCTATTCCCATTAACAGAAACCCTGACACCTCTTACGGTATTCTCGGTTCTATCCGTGATTTTCTCTCCCCTCCTGGCTACGTCTCCCGTGGTCCTTTGGGCTCTGTCCCAGCTGGTCAAACAAGTGCTAACGTTCCAGGTGCCCGTCCAGTTGGCACACAAGCTGTATTAAAAGGTAAACCTGTTTATTGGGCCGGCGATGATTATGGTTGGCAGCAGTTAAATCAAGGTGGCACAAGTGCGACTCTCAATGCCTTGAACGCACCTGCAGCTGCTCCTCCAGCGCCTCGGGTTCCTGCTGGTTCTCCGGCAGAACGTGCCTACGAAACCGAGAAAGCACGTGTTGCTCAGATGGCAGCACAAAATCCTGATCTGCAGCGTTACGAAGCAGCACGCAAGATTGCAGCAGCCCAAGGTGCAACGCCAGAGCAGGTGCAATCTGCAGAAGATCTTGGGATGCAGATTTGGGCTAAAGCCAATCCTCAACTTGCGGCAAAAGTTAAGCCCGGTCAGTCTGGATACGAAGCCATTCAAGGTATTGTGGGCCCTAGTGCCACATCTGCCTTGAGTAATGAGCAAGTACTTGGTGTCATGAGTTTTGACCCAAATACGGTCATGACGACAACTCAAAACATTCAAGGTCAATTCCGACCTAATCAGCAGCTCACGAATCAAGAAATTCTTGCTGCCATGAGTTTTGATCCCAACGTAGCCATGCGCAGCGCAGCAAACATTGCGTATGCACCAATGTCTGCCGCAGAATCTGCCATGCTCCAAGAGGTGGGTGGTCCCCAAGGTGAGTACATCACTCCCATGGATTCTTTTGTGCCACCTGCACAGAAACGTCGCGAAGCCAATCAAACTGCATCTTCTGATGCATTTGCTCAACTTCTCCGTGGCTTCCAACAATACGGTATGTAATCTGAATTGACTGGCATTGCTCTGCATGTAAGCCCAGCCTGCTGGACACGAATCTTTTGATTCACGGGGGCCAGTGTTGTTGCTTTAAAACCATGATTCTCTGTCCCAATTTCGTTAAACGCACCCTGACTCATCTGGCAGTCGCACTTACTCTTCAAACAGTGTTTATTCCTGGTCTCAGGGCAAGTTCAAATTGGGTAGGAGGTTAAGCAGAAACCCATGTCTTACACCAGCGAACAACTTAAAGAAATTGCGAGGCAGAAAGCCCGTGATTTTGGTGTAAATGAAGACATCTTTCTGCGTCTTGTACAGAAGGAATCTGGCTGGAATCCCCAAGCCAAAAGTGGTGCAGGTGCCATGGGCCTCGTTCAGCTCATGCCTGGCACCGCTCAAGGTCTTGGTGTTTCTAATCCCTATGATCCAGTCCAAAGCTTGACAGGTGGTGCTCGTTATTTGAGCCAACAGCTCAAGCGTTTTGGTTCTTATGACAAAGCATTGGCAGCGTATAACGCTGGTCCAGGCAACGTCGAACGGTATGGCGGTATTCCTCCCTTCAAGGAAACACAAAACTATGTGAAGACAATCCTTGGAGGATTAGATGCACCTGCCGCTAAACCAAAACCACAAGTTCAAGCACAAGCTGAATCAAGCCCTGGAGTCCAAGAATTTCTGCGCGGTTTCTTACTGAACAGTCTTCTTGGTGGTCAGAGTCAAGCACCTTCAATTGGCGAGCAGTTATTTAAATCTGCTTTCCAGCGTCCAATGACTGAGGTTGAATCAGACATTTCAACGGCATCTTTGTTTACACCAAGGACACCATTTTTGGAATCACTGACTCAGTTCTAACAGACTTGTTTGCATTAGAATGCAAGCATATAACTGATTCGTAGAGAGTAAGCGTACATGTCCTCGACTAGCTCGAACAAGCAGCCGCTGTTTATTGACCGTCCGTTATTTGATACGGTACGTGTCACCACACAGACTGTTGGCAGTCAAGCCAGCAATACTGTGTTTGTACAAGGTGGCCAGGCTCCATCGATCCTGGTGGACATGGACGCTGCTCTTAGCGAAGACAACAATAACGGTGGTGTTGTCGACTCGATCACGATTGTCCGTAATGATCAATATCGAGCACCTGATTACACCGTAAATAGTGGAACCTCTGGCACTGTTGTTGCTTTAACTAGTGGTCAAGTTGTTTATGTTCAATCGACTGCTGTACTGACAAACGGTACCGCCAGTGGTGTTGGCTATTACACCTACACCGGTTCCGGCACATTGACAGGCGTTAATACCGCTCTCAATTACTCTGGCGCAATTGCAAGCGGCTTCCAATATCAAGGTGTTGCTTACGGCTATCAACCAGCTGTAACGTTTGTTTTCTATCAGACTCGCAATACCACCACTCCTATTCCGGCTAGTGGCGACTATCGTGTGCTGTTCGCTAAAACAGTCCCGGCCAACAGTGGTGTTGTCGACTGTTCTGATGTGATGCCTCAACTTGCTGTTCCTATGCCAACGGCAGGAAACACCGGTGGCCTTGGCCCCAGTGCACCACTCCGCAACAAAGGTATTTACCTGGAGCGAGGCGACCGTATTTACGTTGGTGTGTTTGCAGAGGGCCCCAACATCTCTGGTTACACCCCAGGTGCTCACGTTTACGCACAAGGCGGATTCTTCTGATAAGTCGTGACAAAACCGAAGAACGTATTTGGATCCTTTTCTTCTTTTACCAAGGAAAAAGATAAGGATCCTTTTCGTTTGAAGCCGATTACAACTGAGTTTTCAAAAGGATCAATTCCAGATTCTCTCAGTACTGTCAACAGAGAATCGGCTTGGTCCAGGTGGCGTCGTGGTTACGAGCTTGCCACTGCGACCTTCTATGACAACGACTTTTCATATCCCTTCCAATATCAGATTCCTGTTCCATCGGGAACTCCAAGCTCTGTCGCCAATCCAAATCCAATCATCTCAGGTGTTTTCGTTGGTTTTCCAACGACGAATAAAGAACTTGGCATGCACTGGGCCGGCTGGCGTTACGCCGGTTCGATGAGAAGCGATAAGTTAAAAGATCCAATTACCAACAACAACCTATACATTGAATCGGTCACAGAAGACTCGACAAACTGGTATGTAAAGCTTGCGGGATCTTGGAGCCCAGCTAACCCTCTTCCTCCTCCTTTTTATGTTGCAGTTCCAGGTGTTCCAGGGGGCCTGAAGCCGTTGATCACGGAGATCTTGGAAGATCGTGTGATTACTGTCAACGGTGAGATTATTGATAAGGATACGATTGATCCGACGACGCAAAAACGATACGGATACGTTCAAGCGGTCCTTACGGCTGTAAATCAAAACACTGGAATTCTTACATTCAAAAAGGCAGGTTCAGTGCAAGTATCACCGGACCAAGAATACATAACCCCTTCTCCTGCAAAGTTTACTGTTGGCAGATATCTAATTACTGGCGCAAGATTCTGCTGCTCGTGCCAAGACTTTACGCACCGTGATTACGCATTTTTAACCAATCCAGCAGCTAGTGACCGTAAGTTTTTCCCACGGAATAACATCTCTTCTGTGAAGCCTGGACGCTATGAAGTCACCACGTTAAGTGGTGTGGTTGATAACAATGCAATGAATGACGCATCAGTCAACAGGGAGATGGATGTTTACGCGCCATCTGGCTATGCGGTTCCCTTTTCTCTTTCTACAACAACCACAATTGATAACAAGTCGACCAGGGATAACGCTGGTGTTTACCGGGACTTTGGTGCAACCTATTTGAGAAGCACATCAAACCCCGCAATTCCTGGTGCTAAAGCAGAAGGGATGCCTGGGTACAACGATTACTCAACAGAGCAAGGTGTTATTACTTCGATTACAGACAACTGGACTCCCTTGCTTGATGAGATGCGTTATTGCAAACATATCTATGCACTTAAGTTCAAAGACAATACGTTCCCGCCGGAGCCATCTGACTTTCCCGTGCAAGTTGGGAGTATGGCAGCCTGGGAACAAAGACTTGTCGCCAATACAGAAAGTGAGCAGAAAGAAGCAGCGTCATTCTTAATGACTAAAAAATCTCTAGCAGATATGGATGTCCCTCCTTATAACTGTCAGAGTCCAATGATGATGCCGATGATGCAGAAGCTATTTAACGTGCCTGCGGACTTCATCCTGATGCAAGGCTTTACCATGTTTGATAAGAATGGTCAACCCTACAAACCTTAAGAAGTGTTAAATAAGGTATACTTATCTTAAGTCTCACAAGACTTGTTAGGAATTCCTTAAGAAGCGGCGACCAGTGATCTACGATTCCTAGGTTCTGGGGACGCAGCTCATCTCAACCATGACCCAGCCCATCCCTGTGGACCAGCGGATCGTAGATGCTTACTTCCAGCTGAACGGTCAACGCAATAACAAAGGTGCAGCCTGGTTGTTTGGCATGATCGCAACCTATGGTGTCAAGCCGGAAGATCTTGCATCATTTGATTGGGGACCAAACAACACCTTGGTCCTAAATAATAAAAAGCGCCCTGTGAACCCCCTGCATCCACAGTGGGTTTTCTTGTTTGACCTACAAAAAAAGCGGCCTTGCGAACTGCAAGACCGCCTGGAATCCCTTGCGCTTCACCTTTATCGTTTGATGGCTCACCAAGCCATCGACCTTAACGTTACGGACTTACTGCTTGCACACGGCATGCGTAAGAACCACTACAAATCCATCAAGCAACAGCAGCCATCTTCTCCTGTTTACGCAGGTGTTTCCTGACAGCTTCAACGTTCCAGCGATAGCTATCACGTGACATACAGCCAGGGAAAGCAGCGAAATGCGGTCCCAGCTTTAAGGTACCGTCATCACGCATTCGGAAGAGTTCCTTGCGATCAATTCCAAGGAGCTCCTCTGCTCTGGCAACGGAGACCCAGCCTCTGGTTTGAGCCATGACTTAGGCGTCAGGGTGAACAACTCTTGTACGGTAACGGGTTGAGACCCTGGGTCAAGGGTGTTCATACTTTTTTAAGCCTAACGTGAACTTGTGTAAAGCTTAAGGAAATTAGAATGAGTTAACGGCAACTAAAGAGCATGTATTACAGCGAGCATGAGCCGATTGCTTTACTCGTTGAAGTCACGCCAAAGTTAGCAAAGAAACGATTTAGAGACGAAATTTATAAATCCTGGAATCATCAATGCGCTTATTGTGGCGATGATGCCACGAGCTTGGATCATGTTATCCCACGTCATAAATCGGGGGAAACCACTCGAAAGAATCTAGTGCCAGCATGTCGGCGTTGCAATGCCTCTAAGGCTTCCTACAAGTTGCATGAATGGTATCACAATCAAGACTTCTTCTCCAAAGCTAGGCTCAATAGAATTGAAAGATGGATTGACCAAGATCCCTTCCAAGCGTTGAGTTGGGAAAGAGACGGAGATCATTCTTTAGTTCCTCTTAATTATGTCGGACAAACCAAGGAAAGCTGTGGCTGCAGCCAAGCGCTATCAGAAGGACAAGATGGCATGCAACAAACCTCAGCGCACGCCTGGGCATAAAACCAAAAGTCATATCGTCAAAGCTTGCGAGGGTGGAGAAGAACGCATTATCCGGTTTGGGCAACAAGGTGTAGAGGGTGCAGGCAAGAATCCAAAGACCGAGAAGGATAAGGCACGCAAGAAGTCTTACTACGCCCGTCACAATGCTCAGGACCCCAATCCTGACAAGATGTCGGCACGGTATTGGTCCCATAAAGTTAAGTGGTAATTCCCAGGATCCTCGCTAAACTGCAGGAGCCAATCTCAGCTCATCATGGCAAAACCCAAGTCATCTGGTGCAATCAAAATTGAATCCAAGCCGAAAAAGACACGGCAAGGCCAAGGATTGCACTCCTTACCTAATCACGGACGCAAGAAAACTCGCGGCCAAGGTAAATAATTTGTGTATGATTGGGGGTAACTTGGTTACCCCTTATGTCTGACTTTTCTGGTGCAATTGAATTAATCAGGAAGTACGAGGGGTATAACGAGAAAGCATACCCCGATCCTTCCACTGGCGCCGAACCTTACACCATTGGTTACGGCACTCAATATTATCCAGACGGATCTCCAGTTAGGCGGGGCCATCTCTGCACGAAACGCAAAGCCCTGGAGTATTTGTACCATGAATTGGAAGTGCTAGACACCGAGCTAAAGCGGTTGAACCTGGGCCTTGATGAATCAATGCACCAGGCGCTTCTTTCGTTCATCCACTCGGTTGGCTGGAATTCTTTCCTGTATAGCAACATCATCGACTGTCTGGAACAAGAGGATTGGCGTGGTGCCAGCGAAGAAATTCCCAAGTGGGTTTTTGATCAAGACCACAAGATGGTGGGAGCTCTTCTGCACCGGCGCCAGGAGGAGGTCTCGCTGTTCCTGCGTGAAATTAACGATAATGCCTGGGTCTCTACAGAGATTCTATTAACAGCTTTTCGGAATTATTCTGCGGCCGCTCACCAGGTACGCGCTATCCGTATTTTGGAAGAAGCCATCAACCCTTATACTCTGTCGGAGTTTGCCAACAACTTCCGAATTGAAGAAGATCCCTGGAGCACTTCCGAGTTCGATGATTTTGAGCTAAAAGGCATCTGTGACATTTAGCTCTAGAATAGTTCTAATTGAAGCATGCGATTAGGAATGGACCGATCGGTTGAACCTCGTGAGTTTGAGCTTCCATTAGAGCTTCAATTCTCCATGCGCAAAGCAGAGCTCCAGGCGCAGGAAATGACCTGGGAACAGCTATACGCCGCACTCCTGAACCTGTACCACCAACGTCTCATGGAGTGGTATGCAGTCAAATCGCTGATGGCCGATGAGAATGTCAATATCGAATTTGACATCCCCACCGATTTGGAATTAGCAGAACTCGCCGCCGCATGCATTTACGACGACGAGGATGATGACGACGATCTTCAGCCCTTTTGAGCTTCGTCAAGTTGAATGAGGCGATCTAAGTACCACTGAGCTTTTTTCAGTGACTCGGTTCCGCCCTTATGTTTTTCACGCCAAATATATTTGATGCAATTACCTTTGCAGTAACCACGGAATTCTTCGTTGGTTAAAGCTGCTTCTATTGCTTCAATACATTCAATGGAACCATCCGTATAGTGCGATGGATGATTCACAACATCCCCCTGGACGACGGGAGCCTCTTCTTTTACTGCCCAGGGAACAGGACAAACACCCCCTGGGCAATCACTGATTAATTCGTCCGTTTCTACCGGAGCAAACCACGACGTTTTGCTGACAGAATCTGTTCCATCTCCTCCGGCTCCTCCAGTTCCAGCACCAGAGACTTCGGACGTGGCGATGCTCCCATTGCCAGACCCTCCTCCATCGACGGGATATAACCCGTCATTCCAGGCCGTGCCCCCTCGAGTTCCAAACTCCGCCTTGGAATCCCCTCTTCGCATAACGTTAGACCACGATTGTACTGGTCATACAATGGTACATCATTTTCTTCATTATCAAGATCAGTACCGAATGTTGCTTGGTTTAAGCAGCGGCACATGACTTCATCAATGATGTTTTGACCGAAGCCGTCGCGATAATCAGCGAGGTTATGCATGGGAATATCTTGGCCTAAATTGCCTCGATTACAATATTAACATGGCAAGATTCTATAGCCCCCGCGGAGAGAACATTAACCAGCCGGTGGATACACCCGTTGGTTATAGAGGTCGTCTTCAATATGATCCGCGCCACGATTCCGGCTCCTCTGGTGGTGAAGTCACTGACTTAACTCCAGAGCGCCAATATGACGTTGACTTGAGGCGTTTAGATGCAACTGAACGCGCCACCGCTGGGGCTGCCGATACAGAGAACGCGGTTCAGCAGTCACGGGTTTCAAGATTTTTAAAAGCTTCCCGACTAGCTGAAAAGTACAGATCGCAAGCTGATACACGTTATCCCAACATTGGGACATCAGAACGGCGATTACCAGCCTCCAGGGGCGGCGTTGTTCTCCCCAGCCTTGGCGAAGCTCCTGGTGCGAGGGGCAGTGTTAACTACCCCAACAAACCACAACCTCGCTCAGGTAAACCTTACAACTGGCTTGATGGTTTCAGCTGATCAGACTTTGCTGAAAACAACTTCAGGAGCCTGGTTCTGATACTTGCCCTTACGGTCTTGGTAGCTGACCTCGCAAGGGTTCCCGCGATAGAACAACAGCTGGGTCACACCCTCATCGGCGTAAATACGATTGAAGAGTCCAGTGCAGTTACTGATCTCCAGAGTGAGATAACCTTCCCAACCGCTTTCGGCTGGTGTGATATTCACAAGAATGCCGGAGCGGGCATAAGTGGATTTACCGACCGCAACAACGGTGATATCACGGGGGAGCTTGAGGCGCTCGCGTGCCACGCCCAGGCAATATCCATAAGGAGGCAGCAGAAAATACTGACCTTTCTCATCCTCCAACAATTCAGCTTTCGTTAAGATTTCAGGTTTGAAGTCCTTTGGGTCACACTCACCCTCAGAGATGCGCCCAAAAACAAGACATTGCTCAGGCGACAGGCGAATGTCGTAGCCGTAAGAGCTCAGGCCATAGCTCAGAATACGACGGCCATTTTCCTTGCTAACGAGACGATCCTGGAACGGAACAATCATCTCCTCTTCTTCTGCAAGGCGACGGATTTCTTTATCGCAGAGAACGCTCATAGACCCATTAAAGCTTTTTCAATATAGATCATTCAGCAAAGAACGCGGCCTTTTTCTGAGTAAATGTCGATAAATCGCTGGGTCGCTTCACCAACATTATCTTTTGGTTGCAAATAAACCAAAAAGGACGTGCAGGTGTTATGTTTTTTTATTCCTTCATTTGTGCGTGCCACAAGCGTTGGCACAGTCCTAAGAATACAAACGGGAAAATCAAAGAGACGTTGTTCGTAACGGAACATGTCAGGACAGTTGGAAAAGTAAAGACCTTCCTCTATTTCGTTATGAAACCAAGCTTTAAATAGACGCCGAAACCATACGGCATGGGACGATGTCAAAGTTGATGAACAAGCCCTTGTCATCTTCCATCGTTCATTCTTTTTGTCCCAGAAGTATGTACCACTGGGGGGAAACAAGTAAACTTTGCCGAACCACTCCTTGTCGTTCAGTCCGTCATCGCTTGGCGTGTAATAGTTTTTAGCGTTGACGTATTCGTTTGCAAATGACGAGCTGGCCACATCAAGGTCAATGTGCCCCATCAGCCCGTGAGCAGCAGCAACAAGATCGGCGTTGGTAACCAACTCCAAATCTTCACGGCGCATGCCGCTTTTAGTAATCGCCATTACTTGTCAGTTGCCTTGTTGTAATCAATTTCAAAATAACGAATGCCTTCGTCATCATTGATAACGTATCCAGCTTTTTCTGTTGGATCAATCTTTTGCGCAGCCGACAGGATTCGCCGGAAGCTTTCGGCAAGATCACCGTCATTATTGCGTTCACACTCCTCTTGCGCTGAGTGGATTTCTTTGAGCGTCCAGAAAAACATGGAGCGCTCTTTATTCTTGGGTTGGAAAACCATGACGCCAGGGCCTTCTACTTCCCACATCTTGCAGTAATGCTCGCCCATGTCACCAAGAATAAGGCGCACGGTCGCATCTAACATCCGTACTTTGGTGTCATCCATGTCAGGTCCGATGGCCTGAGCAATTAATTTTTCCCTTCTATTCATTGGATGTTAAACCTTGTTTCTGCAGGACTTCTTGAAGCCTTGGAAGTGGCTGGTAAATAACAACCAGCTTACCAAGTACGCCGCGTTTCTTGACGAGCTTACCGTTCTCATCCCTTAGCTTGTCAAATTCTCCAGATCGAATTAAGTATTCAGCAACACAACGTAACCGCCGCTTTAAAGGCAGCTCTGCAGCCGGGAATTTACTGCAGATGGTATCGGGTTGCATATCACGAAATGCCACTCGCAATCGATTGGCAAGTGTCATATTTGAATTAACGTCTTCTTCTTCGTAATTCCGGATGATCTCAAGATAACGACGGAGGCAGTCGTCATCAAAAGATCCTTCAGGCGGAAGGAA